AGCAAGGCGTGATCGTTGAGATTACTGTTTAAGAACTAACTAAATATTTGGAGTAATTAATAATATGCCTCTTTCTTATAATCCGCAGGATTTTAACCGCGTAGTAGACCTATCAGAAACAATCAACATTGTTCCTAATAGCTGGGGTCTATTCAACCAACTCGGTATCTTCGATCCTGAGCGTAAATCCCAAAAAACCGTTCTTGTCCCTCGCACTGTTTGGAACGAAGGTCTAATTCCTGATCGTAACTGGGATGAGCGTAACAGCGCTTCTCGTGGCCCAACCCGCAGCTACCTAACCGCAAGTGTACCACACTTCCCACTAGACGATGCAATCACCCCTAACGATGTTGATGGTGTTATCGCTTGGGAAAACGTATTTGCTGGCATTCAACTAGAATCTGTAGCTTCTACCCGTGCTCGTAAGATGCAGCAAATGCGCATGAACCATGCCCTCACCCTTGAGGCTGCCCGTGCTCAACTGATCACCACTGGTGGCGTTTACGCTCCTAGCGGCACTCTCCAAACTTCCTATGGTCCTACCATCAACTGGTACAATGAGTTCGGTGTTACTCGTACTGAACTAACCATGGACCTGACCAACCTAGCTGTTGATCCTCTAGCTGAAGTTGAACCAATCATTGCTGCTGTTCAGGATGGTATCCAGTCCGGTACTGTTGTTGATGGCCTGATTGCTGTTTGCTCTCCTAGCTTCTTCAACGCACTGATCAGCCATCCTTTCGTTGTTGATACCTATAAGTATTTCCAACAAACTCAAGGTACTGCTGTTCTAAATGGTCGTCTAGCCGCTAACGTATACGGCCTTGATGCTCGTTATCGTAACTTCTACTATGGCGGTGTCCTCTGGATTGAATACCGTGGTAGCTACACTAACCGTGTTACTGGTACTACTACTCCTTACATCCCTGCTGGTGATGCTTATGTATTCCCACAAGTTGCAAGCGAAGCAGTATTCAAAACCTACTTTGCTCCAGCTAACCGCTTCAGCACTGTAAACACTGTTGCACAAGAGGCTTACTGGTTCGAATACATGAACGAGAAAGACGATTTCATTGAAATTATGTCTGAATCTAACTTCATGAACGCCGTACTTCGTCCACAAGCTCTAATTCGTGTGAGCATTGCTCCTTAAGAATTAGCTATACAAGGGACTTGAAATATAGTCCCTTTATTTAGGAGAAATAAATATGGCTGTAACTCCCGTGATTGGAGCAGGTTATATCGAAGCTGTTAACAGTATTGCTGAACAAGTAAATGCTGGTGGAGCTACTGTTCCTGCTGCAACTACTACTACAAATGGTACTGTAAAGAAAGCTGCCGCACAAGCAGATTTTGCTGGAGCAGATATTACTGCTCTTAAAGTAGAGTTGAATGCTTTTCTTGCAAAACTAAAAGCTGCTGGTCAAGTAACTTGAAATAATAAAGGGCAGGTAATACTGCCCTCCTTTTAAAAGGAGAGGCTATGGCCCTTACACCTATCGAATCTGTAAGACTCTTAATTGGTGATGTTCCGGGTAGTCCTTTCTATCCTTTATACACAGATGAACAGATTCAAGAATTTCTAGATTTAACTAATCAAAATATTCAACAAGCTGCTAGATTGGCAGCAATTTCAGCAAGCTTTATTCTTGCTGGCTGGAATACCAGAGAGCGTACAGGTGATATTGAAGTCTGGAATAGTCTTTCTACTCAATATCTAAAAGCTCTGCAAAATGTAATTGACAACCCAATTATTGATATTCCCAATGGAATGATGCCATATGCTGGTGGAATCAGTTGGGAAGATGTTTGTGCTAACAATCGTAATCCAGATAATGTAAGAAGTCCCCTCACTAAGATTAAGACATGTGATTGTGATGGAGGGTGCGGTTGTGATCTTCCATTTGGTGTGACATTTATTGTCGTGGAGTAAACCATGGCATTTAAAATAGAAAAAGATACTAAAGTTTGGGATAGTATTAAGTCTCAAGCAAAAATTCTAAACACATTTGAGACAGAAGTTGGATGGTTTCCTGAAAATCGTTATGGTTCTGATAACGAAAATCTTCAGATGGCTCAGGTAGCTCAATGGAACAATGAAGGGCATGCTTTACAAGGTGTTCCTCCACGTCCATTCTTGTCTGTTGGATTCCCTCGTGCTCTTAAACTTAGTATTCAGAAAGATGTTTTCAAGGATGTAATCACAGCTATTTCAGAAGGCTCTGGTGCCCTTGTTAGAATTAAAAGGACAGAGCAAGAATTAGAGAGCATTTTAAGAAAAGTCATGATTGATTGGGATAGTCCCCCCAACAGTCAAAGAACAATCGACGCTAAAGGTTTCAACGATCCTCTAATCAATACAAGTCAACTTGTAGCCAATGCAACAGCAAAAACACATAAGAAAGGAGAATACTAATGTTAAAACCAAATTTTCTCCTTACTCATAAAATTCCTCTAACAATCTATCGCAGAGAAAGTGGAAGTTATGTTGATGGTGATTGGGTTGAAGGTGGTCTTATTCAAGTTCCTATCATGGTAAATATCCAGCCACTCAAAGAATATGAACTAATGCAATTTCCAGAATCTGAACGAACTAAAGTTTGGTATAAATTCTATACAGCAGATTATGTTAGAACAGAGAAAGAAGGAACTAATGGATGGGATGCAGATATGTTCGACTGGAAGGGCGATAGATACAAAGTAATGAAAGTTCAAGATTGGCTTAATGGAATGGGAATTCTTGAACATTGTCGTGCATATGCTTCTCGCGTAAGTCTTACGCCAAATTAAGGAGAATACATGTCTAATATTTATTCTTCTGTTAGAAAAGCTGTGAGGAATGTTGCACTTAAAGCTTTAGACGAATATCCAACAACACCGATAATTTTCTCCCATCTTAATGGCGCAGAGCCTAGTGAAAGTTATGTAATTATTACTATTCTAGATAGTGAACAACAAGGACACCATTCAACATCTACTCTAACAGAAGATGGCACAGAAATTTTAACTTATCAATCTTTCTATGAGATTCAAGTACAATTTTCTTTCTGTGGAAGTTTAAGTGGAGATTTGGCTTATACTTTCAATCAAAGAATTAATAACAGTCCTTGGGTTACCGAGGAGCTTTCCAGAAACAATCTTGGACTAATGCGTAAAAGCAATGTTAGGCGTGCTCCACAGAAAAGAGAAACGCAATGGGTTGAATTCCACAATATGACTGTCACGTTCAACTATATTGTTGTTAGTCAAGAAGTTGTGGACGTTGTTGAACATATTCTTCTTGGTGATGATATAACAGGTCAAGAGATTCTAATCCCACCTTATGTTAATCAAACTATCACAACAGAAGATGGAAATGCAATTACAACAGAGTCCGGTGATACACTGGTAACAGAGAGCTAATATGGCAGATATTAAGATTTCAGAACTCCCTGTTGCTACAGGACCAATCGAACCTGATGATATTCTATTACTTGTTCGCGATGGTGTAACATATCAAATGTCTGGTGAAGATCATGAGACAGCGGGTGTGGTTACATTCAATACGAGAAGTGGCACAGTTGTTCTTTTGCAGTCTGATGTAACAGGGGCTTTAGATGGATTCCCTGTAATTCAAAACGGAACAGCATTTAGGATTTATGCAACTAATGCTTCTGGTCAACAAACCCTTCTAACATATTCTCAAGGTGGGGCATTAAACCTTACAGTAGTTCAACGCACTGCACAAGGTCAAATTGATGCTTCTACTGTTGCAGATGATAATGTTCAAGCTGGTCCTAATAATTTAATCAATAGAGCTTATGCACAAGAGCTTCGTTCTGATCGAATCAGTACAGTAAACTCTAGCTCCTCTGCAACGACTATCCCAGCAACTGGTGATGGAATTATTGTTTCAGGATTAGATGCAACAAACTTTTCTATTACACTTCCAAGTGCTCTTACAAGATATAAAAGAGTTCTTGTCAAGTTCAGATGTAACATTACGAATTTAACAATCAATGCTGGGAATGATGCTAATGCACTTCCTAATCTAATTGATTACACACCGACTTCCGCCAATGCGGGAGATTTATTTGAATGGGGATATGATGTTAGTACATCTACGTGGCTCATTACAAATTACGTTTCTTTTTCAAGCTTACCGTAGGTGATTATGGAAGAAATTCATTATCTTTATAAAATCACAAATCTTGTAAATCAGAAACTTTATATTGGTGTAACTAAAAATCCAAAAACTCGCAAAGAGAAGCATTTTGCAAAATCTGGCGAAGGTAGGTTGGTAAATAAAGCTGTAACCAAATATGGGAAAGAAAATTTTACTTTCGAAATTATCTGTACAGGAAGTAAAGAGTACATCTATGCTCTTGAACCAAAAGCCATAGAACTTTATAAGTCTAATGCTACAACTGGACATGGTTACAATTTGTGTGATGGAGGGATAATCAATAATCAAGTTAACAAAGGTAAATCCATTTCTAAAAGGAAAGACGATAAACCAGTGTTTGTTTCTGGTTTTTGGTTTCCTAATCCTCGATGTGCCAGAACTGTTCTTAAGATATCCCCAAATATTTATAAGGTGAGAAAAAGAAATGGAACTCTTGGCTTAACTTTCACAGAAGAAAAAGAAGTTATTCGATCTGACGATTATAATTGTTATGTTATGGGCTTCTGGTTTCCAAACAAGAGAGTAGCCTGTTCTAAATCTAACATAGACGCTGCGACATTCTATAAGTGGAAATCTCAAGGCACATTGGGAAATATTTGTCATCCGAGATTTAGCCTAGTTTACGATGCACCACAGTATTATAACGGTTTCTGGCTACCGACACTAAGAAAAACTTCAGAGATTTTTAACACACACCCTGAGACTATTTACAAAAATATCCAAAAAGGGATGGTAGAGCAAAATTCTAAAGACAAGAATTCTGACGCTTGTGTTGGTAGATGGAAAATAAAAATCAATGGTAATTTATTCGATTCCATAGCAGATGCCAGTAAGCTGACTGGTATTTCTCGTTCAAGAATTGCCAAAAATCTAAATTCTAATAATGAAGGATATTCTTATGAATTTTCCTATGGTAAATAAAAAAGAGGATCGTCTATGAGCGATGAATTATCAAATGTAGTGCAAATCCAAATTACCCGAGAATCTACACCAATCACTACTGCAAGTTTTCAAATCCCACTGATTCTTGGTACTTTTACAAACTTCTCAGAGCGTACTCGTACTTATACTGACATTGACGCTGTTGCTGATGACTTTGATGCTGAGTCAACTATCTATGCAATTGCCTCTAAACTCTTTGGACAATCGTCTGTAGGTGCTGTACCTCCTTCAGTTATTATTGGTCGTCGTCAAGTAGACTCAGTCACTATTGTTCCCGATCCTGTTGCTGACAACACAGAATATACAGTAACTATTAACGGCACTCCATACAGTTACACATCTGGTGTATCAGCCACTGCCACTACAATTACTGCTGGTCTTGACACCGCAATTGGCACTCCAACTGGAATCACTGCTACTGCCGCATCCGGTGTTCTGACCGTTGCTGTAACAACGCCCGGAACTGCATGGTCAATCAACGTGTCTGCAAATCTTACAAAGACACCCACACTTCTTACAGAAACTTATGTTCAAGCTCTAACAGCGGTTGAGAATGAAAATAATACATGGTATGGAGTAGTACTAGATACACACTTACCTGCTATCGTAGAGCCATTCAGTGATGCTATTAATGCTCGCCGTAAACTCTTTGGTACTGCAACTTCTGATACCACTGCTACAGCCACTACTCAGACAGATATTGCCGCTATTCTAAGCAATAAAAACGCTGATCGCACTTATGGTGTTTATCTTCCCACTGCTGACACAGAGTGGCCTGAAGCTGCTTGGATGGGTAGTCAAATGCCTTACACTCCCGGTTCAAACGATTGGGATTTCAAGCGTGCTGTAGGTGTTACTCGTTCTGTTCTTTCAGATACTCAACGTGCTAATCTTCGTAGCAAAAATTGTAATATGTATACCACTGTTGCCGGTGTTGATATCTTCCAAGATGGTGATACTTTTGGCGGCTCGCCAACCGACGAAATTATCGGTGTAGATTGGCTTTATGCTCGCCTTCAAGAGGGCGTCTTTGGGCGTCTAATTCGTTCTCTGAAAGTACCAATGACCAATCCCGGGCTTGCTATTATTGAAAACGAAATTCGTTCTGTATTGTCTCAAGCAGAAGCTAATGGTCTTATTGATCGTGGTTGGACTGTAACAACTCCAGACGTTCTTGAGATTCCTGAGAACATGCGTGCTCAACGTACAGCAGGGACTTTCGTATTCCGTGCTCGCCTGCAAGGCAGTATTAGGAAAGTTATTATTAATGGCTTCCTTTCTGTGTAAATATTTGGTAAAAGGATTATATAATGAGTGATGCAAGCATTGGTAATTATTTGCCAGATGATTTTATTATCATCCTAAGTAAGGGTGATTTTACACACCGTATTACAGGGTTTGCTGATGGTACATTTATTTCTATGGATAGACTTGTACCAACTTCAGAACCCTATCAAGGTGTTGGTGATAATGGATTTGGACGTGTAAAACGCCGTATTACTGGTATGAATGTTACTATCACACTTCACCAGTATTCCCCTTCAAACACTGTTCTCCAACAGCTTCAACTAGCTGATGCCAATACTCCAACTAATGAGTGGGTGTTCAACTGCATGATGAAAGACCCAAGTGGTCAAACTGTTGCAAGTTCAAGTATGGCTATTATTGCAGCACCACCAACCGCCGCTTTTAGTTCAACCACTGAAAGTCGTGATTGGCAAATCTATATGTTTGGTAGTGATCTGTTTATTGGTGGCAACATGCTGCTCTCCGATGCAGAAGTTCAAGCTGTAGAAACCCTTGGCGGTACTGTTGACGCGCGTTGGCAAGTTCAATAATTAAAGGGGAGAATTATCTCCCCTTTCTTTTAAGGAGACAGAATGGCTAATATTTTTAACTATTGTCCAGATGACGTGACAGTAGTGATAGCTGGATTAGCTACAGTAGATGGTTTTGCAACAGGAACATTTATTTCAATTGATAAAGACGTTGCTCCATATACCTCTGTCAGAACGCCAGATGGAATGACAGCTAGGCTTCACAATAACGATCAAACTTATACAATTCAACTCACTCTTCATATCGGTAGCAGCACAAATGAGCTTCTAACAAAGCTGTGGCTTGCTGATGAAATTACGAATAAAGCTAAGTTCCCTATTTTCATTAAAGATCATAGCGGAACAGATTTATTCTTCTCCACTACAACTTGGATTGAAGGACTACCAACACTCTCTAAAAGTGATCATGTAGATACAAGAGTTTGGACTCTAAGAAGTTCTCAAGCAGTTGTAAACTACGGAACAAACGGAGAACAGAGTAGTGATGTAGATGATTTGATTAAAGCTATCATCGGTTCCATTCCAGCTATTGAGGGTCTTCTTTAATGGCCTCATCTCCAGTTTATACTTACAACCCCCAGCAAGTTCAACTGATTGTTGGGGGTTACACTGTAACAGGTTGGGAAAGTATTTCTATTGCACGCACGGTTTCAGGTTTTCAACCTATCAGAGGAATTCGTGGTAAAAATACTCGTGTCTTCAACCAAGACACATCAGCAATGATTACAGTTCCACTAATTCAAACTTCACCAGCTAACGATGTGTTTGCACAGATTCATAATCTAGACCTGACAAATGGAACAGGAAGACTTGAGATTATGCTTAAAGATCGTTCTGGTGGTGGTATTTATAGTTCAATCGAAGCTTATATTGTTGGATACCCAGAAGTAACTTATTCAGGCACTTTCTCATATAGGAATTGGCAAATCTTTTGTCAGTCAACATCTTTCAATCCTAATGGGAATTCTAGTGCTGTTTCTTCTATTTTTAACACCCTAGTAAGTGAAGCTTCCTCATTTGTTCAAGGATTATTTTAAATGTCTATTATTTCTCTTCCACAAGAAACCATCACTGTAGATGATACTGACTATCTAATTACTGCAATGCCCGCAACTCAAGCACTTGCTTTCATGGAAAAATATCAAGAATCTCTTGAAACAGGCAAGGCCGATCTTAGTCTTGTAAAGCAACTTGTTTGTAAATATGTAGCTAAAGACAACAAACAGATTACTTCAGAATCTTTTGATATTCTATTTGCTCGTAAAGCAATGGGTCATCTACAACGTCTTTATTCTGAAATTCTGAAATTCAACTTTGAAGATGTTTTTCAAGAAAGCGATTCAGAGGATTAAAAGAGCCTGAGTCGCAAGGTAAACACAAAGTTCTTTCATCTGCTGAAAAGCAAATTATGGAAGAGTTTTCTCAAGATTGGAGAATCTATAAAGTAGTGATGCATAACGATCCTCCTCTTTGTCAAAGATGGCAGCTTGATTCTTGTATTAGTTTAAATCAGTTCTTCGACATGCTTGAGTTTGTTGACGCCTATCAAGCTAAAAGAAAATTAGATGATGCTAAAAGAGAAGCAGAAGCTAAGAAAAGAAAGTAGGAGCTTTGAATGCAAATTGCTAAGTATACGGTAGCGGTTGATTATCAAATTAATCAAAGCTCCATGCGCAAGGTAGACAAGAGTCTTAAAAATCTTGAAGCTAAACTTAGAAAATTCGGTAAAAACGGATTAGCAAAAGTTACATTTGATGTTAGTAAATTTAATGTAGATCAACATAAACTTAATATCGCTCTTGGAGCGGCACTAGATAGGGCAAGTAATACTTTAGTTTTTGATATTTCACATTTTGAAGTCGATCAACACCACTTAAATCAAACAATTTCTGTAGCTATGGCAAGAGCAATGCTTGCTGCTCCTAACAATATAAACCTTAATGCTCACATGAGAGGTTTACCAGCTCATGGTGTAAGAGAGAGGGCTATTGCGGGAAGACATGTCGCAGCCGGTGGTGCTTTTGCTGGTGTTGCTTCAAGGTTTTATGGACCTGCTATTGCGCTTGCTGCTGGTGGTTATGGTATTGGTGCTCTTAATCAACGAAACCAACAAGTAGTTAGTGCTCAGCTTCAGACAAATGCTGTTGTACAGCAAGCGCAAGGTGCTAATTATAATCCTCAAAATGGGCCAGCGGCTTTTGAATGGTTACGTTCACAATCAAATAGAATTGGCTTCAATTACCTAGAAGCCGCGCCCGATTACAACAAACTAATTTCTGGTCTTACAGGGGCTGGAATGACTGTTGAACAATCTCAGGGCGTATTTAAGGGTTTTTCTGAACTATCTAGGGTAAACAAACTAGACAGAGTTGCACAGCAACGTGTATTTAGGGCACTTTCACAAATTGCCGGTAAAGGTAAACTACAAGCGGAGGAGTTGACTCAACAGCTAGCAGAAAGTCTACCCGGCGCTACGTCCCTTTTCGCTAGGGCTTATCAGCAACAAACCGGTGGTAATCTTACAGGCAAAGAAGCAATCGCTAAGTTGATGGAGGATATGAAGAAGGGTAAAGTCAAAAGTGATATTCTTACTTTTGCTGGTTCTTTAGCTTCCCAACAAGCAGCGCCGGGGCTTAGTGCAGCATCTAAAGCATCACAAGCTGAACAAGCTAGATTTCAGAATGTTACCAGTGATATGGCTATTGTCGCATCGCAGAACGGTGTTGAAGAGGGTTTTGCTCGTATATTTAGAACTCTTTCAACAGGGTTGTCTGAAAACACCCCAATGGTTAAGGCTCTTGCTAATGCCTTTAATGAGACAACAAAAGAGGCAGAAAAACTACTCCTTTTCCCACAATCATTTGCTCGTGCTCTAGAAGGTCGCGACAGCCTTGTTGCTGATTGGCTAGGTAAAGACACTACAAGGCAACTGAAAGAAGATTGGCAAGACATTAAAGCTTTGTTCGATAGTATTATGGGAATGCAAACTCCAGAATGGCTACCAACACTTCAGTCAACAGCTAAAGAAATTGCAGCAATTATGAATCAGATCGCTGAGTTCCAACGTTGGCGCTCTGAAACTGCTCCTGCTGCTCGTCAGATTATTGAAGATGAGTATAATCAAGGCGCCGGCGGCCTATGGGCAAATGTCAAAGGCATTGCAAAGGCAAACCTGTTCACCTTTAAAAGTGTCATTGGTATGGGGGATGATGACCCTACAGCAAACTATTGGATGCAAAGGGAGCAATCCCAAGGCTATGACACTGCTGCTATGTATGGGAATGATCCCAAAGCATGGCGTGATAATGCTAAAGCTCGAAATGAAGCAGCAGCCAAAGAAGTTCTTGGTGGAAATGGATACGGCATTAGTCAACCTGTTCAACAAAATAATGACATTAAGATTGATATTTCTGTTCAAGCTGAGAATACAGAAGGAATGGAGAATTGGTTTAAAACTAGTTTCCAGAAAACCTTAGAAGAAGCTCTTCCCTCATTTACCCAGAAGGAATAATTTATGACGTTAGCGGTGCAATGGGGAGATAATAATGCAGAAAACGGCGGCATGGTATATTTTGATGCCGTCACTCTCTATACTCAAAGTTATACAGGTCAAGTAACAAAACATCCTGTAGACTCTGGATCAAACATCACTGACCACTTCATTAAAGACAATCCAAAGTTTACAGTTCAAGCTGTTATTACTGGTGTTGATGTTTCAACTGGAACCTATTTTATCACCGATCTGAATGGTAACACACCATTTAATACAAGAGAAGCACCCAGTGCAGTTTCAGTTAATTCTACAGACTCCAGTGTTCTAAAGAAATTTATTCCTGATAGTATTGGACAGTTTCTTTCAGATACAACTCCAGATGTAACAATGGATGCTGTTAGAGCCGACCTCTTAAATCAGATTAGAGGTTTGCTCACCAATTTAATGTCTGGCGTTGTTCTTAATGAAAAGACTGGACAATTTGACCCTAACATTCAAATTGTTAAGCTCTATGAGTTTAATGGAAATCTTTTAAACAGAATCATCAATAATCTTGTAATGACTTCTATTACTTTTGATGAGCGACCAGAGACAGGATATGCTCTCTACTGCAATATTACATTTGAGCAAGTAACTTTTGCTTTCTTAAAGAAAACAGAAATTCCCAAGGACGTTTCTGATGCACTTAAGAACAAATCATCTGCTAAAAGTGGTAAAGGTAAGCAAGATAGTACAGTTAAAGACGCTGATAATCCCCCTCAAGGTGAAGAATATCCCAGACAAACAGATAGAGACGGATTGAGAACACCGTATGGTGATGTAGTAAATGAAAAGCAATTTGAACTTGGTCGTACACTGGATACAGGAGGACTTTAATGACAACTAATTATATCAGTCTCCCTCTATTCGATGATGCTTTTTACTCATATTCAATTGCTCTTGAAGGAAATTCCTACGTTTTAGAATTCATCTTTAATGAAAGAATGAATCTGTATGTTTTCAATCTATATGATGCAGAAAACAATCCTCTTATTCTTGGCGAAGCCTTGGTTCCAACATACCCAATCTTCCTTGATTATGTAATTCCAAATTTAACTGGTTGGTTTTATCTCCAAGAGAACGCTGCGATCACCGGAGAGCCTTATAAAGATTTTCCACAGATGCTGAGTCAATACTACTCTTTCTTCTATTCTTATGTAACTGAGGATTAACATGGCTGTTCAACAGATTCTAGAAAATCGACAATACGAGTTAATTATTGGAGATTATAAAAGTGGTGATGGTCTGTTGATTAATAACATGCAAGTCACTTTCGATATTAGCAAAACCTCTAGCAATAAAGATAAATCTAATTCTGCTGCTATTGAAATCTACAATCTTTCTGATGAGTCTTTAAAGATACTAGATACTGATTATCCTGCTGCTGTTTTTAGTGCTGGCTATTTGGATACTGGCGGAGTTAAGAGAGTATTTGCAGGTCAAGTTACTCTAGTTACTACAAGAAAAGCAGGAACAGATAGAGTTACACAACTTCAGCTTGGAACAGGGTACGTAGAACTTAATCACCAACTTCTGAATCAGCTTACAAGTCCCGGAAGAACAGTTAAAGATGTGGCTGAAGATATTAGGAAGAATCTTCCCGGAGTTTCAAGAGGTGTTTACAACGGAACTAATCTAAACAATCAGATCATCTATGGTTATCCTTTGATGGGAACTCCCCGTGAAATGCTTGATGAACTGTCCGAGAAATACTCATTAGAGTGGCAAGTGGAAGATGATGTTCTGTATCTACACGATAATGATAGGGGTAACAGGGAGAACTTCTCAACAGCCTATGTTGTTTCAAAATACACAGGACTTGTAGAAAATGCTTATCGTGTTTCCGGTGACGTAAGACGTAGTAAGAAAGATAAAGCTAAAAAACAAGGTGTTCAATGGAAAATGCTATTGAATCCTGATATTCAAGCTGGCGACGTCATCAAGCTGGAAGATACCCTAATTCAAGGCTGGTATAAAGTAGATTCTTTAAGACATTACGGCGGATGGCGTGATACTCCTTGGTATACAGAAGTTAGGGCTTCAGCAATTGAGAAGGTTAATAAAGTATGAGCAATCGTGAAGCTTCTCTTGAAGAATTGCTTAAGTCTGCAATCCAGAGTGAAATGAATAACGTCTATACTTCAATCCCTTGTGTGGTAGTTGCAGTTAGAGATAATCTTTCAACTATGATAGTAGACATTCAACCTTCTGTAAATCAAAAGATGAAAGATGGAACTGTTAGAGAGAGAACAGTTATTCAAGGCGTTCCTGTTCAGTTTCAAGTTTCGAAAACATCTGGCTTCACATTCCCTGTTAAAGTGGGTGATACTGGCATTGCTTTATTCTCAATGCGAAATATTGATAGCTGGAAATCTGGAAATGGTAATCCCGTAACTCCTCAGAATTTTGCTAAGTTTGATAAGAGTGATGCTATTTTTATTCCCGGAATTCAGCCAATGGGTGTTGCAGTTAATAATCCTAACAAACACACTCTTTCTCACGACACCAACGATACTGTTGTTTTCCACAATTTGGGTCAAGGTGCGGAGTGTGAACTTAGATTAAAAGCTGACGGAAGTATCCAAATCACAACTAGTAACCAACCAATAATTATCACTGGTTCTGAAGTTACAGTGAATGCTGAGTCCATTAATCTGAATGCCAACACAATGGCCGTGAACGTGGGTAACACTACGTGGTCTGGTAATATCACACATAATGGTAATTACAGCGGAACAGGTGTTCAAACATTTAACGGTGTCGTCTTCTCAACCCATGTTCATGGTTCTTCTCCCGGACCATCCAACCCTTAAGAGGATAAAATGGATATTAAACTTGGTGAAAATCATGATGCTCTTTGGTTCAATGGACCTCTTACAAGAGAATACACTACACAACCTTTTGTTGAAACAACAGCTCAAAGACTTTTAATTAGACTTCTGACTTTCCGTGAAGAATGGGTATTTAATACAGAATACGGTGTACCCTATTGGCAGAGAATTCTTGGAATTAAGAACAGGAAAGAATCAGTTGATCTAATTTTTCAACAAGAGATTTTAAAAGAAGAAGGAGTTAAAGAAATTATATCTTACTCGTCTTCTCTAAAAAATAGACAGTATTCAGCAACTTTCAGAGTTAGGGTTGTTACTGGTGAAATTACAGATGAAATTACAATCCAACCTATTAATTAAGGAAATCTAAATGGCTCTATTTAGAGCCATGCCTTTTAGTGTAATTGAATTCATTTTCCCAGGCTTTTCTCTGACAACATGCTTCAAAGAAATCTTTAAATAATTTTCTTTTATATTCGTCTCTGTTTTCTACAGAACCTATTTTACACTCCCAGTATTCCCCGTTTGAGTTCCAACTGACACCTAAAATACCAGTTTTATTATTTCTCCCTCTCTTCTTATTTTTCGCATTTTTCACACTAGTTGATGGGATAAGATTTGAGATAGAATTATTTAAACCATTACCATCTAAGTGATCAATAACAGGCGGTACAGGGTCTTCATGAAACATTGCATATAAAATTCTGTGTACAGAGCAAGACTTAAGGGAACTCATTGTTATTCTTCTGTACATTAAAGTTTCAGATTGGGAAGATTTATCTATATTTCCTGCATATTTTCCAGAAAATTTTGAATTCCAAATAGCCCAAGCATTTTCTGTTGCAAAATGACTTTTAGGTCTAATCTTCCATATAAGGGTTCCGTCAATAAAGTTCGCGATAAAACATTCATTTAAGAATGGCAAATCAAAAGTTTTAGATTTCATATAATACCTCTTTGTTTGATGAGGTTAAATTCTAACACAAGGGAACACGAATGTCAAACTATTTTTTGAGGTATTTATATTGAGTAATTACGGAGTCACAGACGCTGGGTTTGTCCTTAAGCGTCTACAAGATATTCTAACAGAACAAAGAGCTAGAGCTGTTGAACTATTCCAAGATTTAACAGCTCCCGGTGATGTTGTTGATACATCTGATAGTAGTCTTCTGGGAAGACTTATTAACATGGATGCTTTTGGTGATGCTGATCTTTGGGAAGTTGCTCAAATGGTTTACTCAGCATTTGATCCTAATTCAGCAACAGGTATTGCTCTAGACAATCTTGTACAATATGGCGGTATTTCACGTCAAGGTGCGTCATATTCAACAGCGATTGGTTTGTTTGCTGGTGATAATGGAACTCTTCTAACTGCCGGACAAACAGTCAGTAGTCCAATCACCAACTCTCAGTTTGTAACAACAGAGTCAATCGCTCTATCTCCATCGCAAGCTGTAGGTATTTCTGTTCAAGTTTTAACAGTTTCTAACTCAACAGCTTATAGCATCACTTATGCTGTTGGATTGACTAGTACCACTATTACGTACACATCAGATTCCAGTGCAACGTCTACAGAGATTCTAAATGGTCTTCTAGCTGCTGTCAATGCTGATGCTACTCTAACAGCAACTTTGAACGGTACAACACTTGTTATTGACAGAGATGATGTATTCTCTAGCGTTAATTTTTCAGTAACAGCAAATCTTAATATCACAAAAATTAGAAAAACTGGTGGCCTACAAGCCTCAGAGATTGGTGATATTGAAGCAGAAGCTAATACGATTACAACTATTGTTACTCCTGTTCTTGGTTGGGATAGCGTCACAAACCCTCTAGCAGCTTCACCCGGAAGACTTGCAGAAACTGATGAAGAGCTTCGTCTTCGTTTCAGAAATACAAAGCTTGATCGTTCTACAAACCTTCTTGATAGTATTTATGCTGCGCTCATTAATATTGAAGGTGTGGAAGAGGTTGCTATTTATGAGAACGATACTTCAATCACAGATAGTAATGGTGTTCTTGGTCATAGCTTCCTTCCTGTAGTTCTTGGTGGTTCTAGTCAACTTATTGCTGAAGCTATCTGGGAAAACAAACCAATTGGTATTTTGAGTCAAGGTAACACTGTTGTAACTATTATTGATACTCAGGGTTTTCCACATGATATCGGATTTGAAAGACCAAATCCTGTAACCATCTACGTAACTATTAATCTAACTACTGATCCTAACATTTACCCCGGCGATGGTGATGACCAAATTCGTCAAGCCATCATTGATTACGCCGATGAAAATATTGGTGTAGGTGATGATGTTATTTGGTCAAGACTCTTTACACCAATCAACTCTATTCCCGGCCATCAGGTTGATAGTATGTTTATTGGAACTTCTCCTAGTCCTTCTGGAACATCAAATATTCCAATTGCTTTTAATGCTGTTGCAAGCTTTACCAGTGCCAATATTCAAGTAAACAGCTAAGGAGTTCTTATGAGTTTAGTTCCTTATGTTACCGTAGATTATTTAGATGTTGCACGAAGTCAAATCACAGAACAATTCAAAAATAAATTAGTGATTGATAAATATCTTCAACTCCTGATTTATCAACAATCTGGAATCTCTCAAGTATTCCAAGACCTTCTTCAAAAAAGAAGTATTGATGAAGCTACTGGTGCTCAATTAGATATCATTGGTGAAATTGTTGGCCAACCACGAGAACTTATTAACGCTGATTTGTTTGGATGGTTTGGTTTCCAAGGTGCCCTAAAAGCAGGTAGTTTTGGTGACATGTCTGATCCTTCCATTGGTGAAAGATTTTGGGACTTGAATGTAGCTCAAGGCGGCAATATCACCCTAGACGATGAAACTTATAGACTTTTCATCAAAGCCAAAATTGTCAAGAATACGACCGCTGCTACTCCTGAAGAATTCATTGCTTTTGTAAATTATGTATTCGGAACAGATCAAACATACATTACAGAAGGAACAGCAGAATTTACAGTTTACTTTGGAAGACCGCTATCCACTCTTGAAACTGTTCTATTAACATATGTCTCTTATTCACAGGGATATCCGTCAAGGTTTATTCCTAAACCGATTGGAGTAAGAATTAATTTTGGAACTTTCCAACAAGGAAATTACTTTGGTTTCCAAGGTGCACCGGGTGCCCTTGGTTTTGGAGAGTTTTCTGGAGATTATGGTTATGGTCTTGGTTATGGTCTCGGCTATGGGGATTCAAATTATTCCGTAAATTTTGGCGGATTCTTTGCCTCATTAATTTAAAACAGAGGAAATTTTATGGCAGTTATTTCAAAGCCCACAGATATTAATAAAATATGGGGCAGTTCGGGGGATGTAATTTCCCCTTCAGACACAAAGATTCAAACAGGGTGGGTGGTAGAAATTCCTCCTCGCCAATGGTTTAACTGGCTTGATAATAAGCAAGATCAAGCAATTGCACACTTTAATCAGTTTGGTATCCCTTTGTGGGACACTGTAACAGAGTATCAAGCAAATTCTAGTTACGTCCAAGGCTCTGATGGGTTAATTTACCAAGCTCTGGTTACAAATACAGGTATTGATCCTGTTTCAGATACTGCGTTTAATTGGAAACAGGCATTTCAACTTGGAAATTATACCAGTCAAGTTGCAGTTTCAGCCTCTCAAACACTAACTCTTGCCCAATCAGGGCAGATAATCAACTGCCGCAATAACCCCACAGTAACCCTTCCTACCGGTGTCTCTTCTTCCGTTGGCGCTGCCTTTCAAATCAATAACGCTGGAAACGGCATTGTTACAGTTCAAGCTCCTGTAGGGCAATCTCTTTTTGGTATTGGTGTAAGTACACCAAGAACTTTTGTACTCGGCCAAGGAGATTATATAACTGTTGCTTATGTTGGTCCGAATCAATGGTATGCTTGGGGTGGGGTACAACTCGGGGCTAGTGCAAGTTTTGGATCATCGCTAACTAATATCGGTTATCAGAAACTTCCTAGTGGATATATCGAGAACTGGGGCGTTGCTACTGCGCTCGGTGCAAGTGAAACTCGTGTTATTACACTACCTGCTGCCTTCATTTCTGGTGCTCGCGCACCTGCACTCGTAGGAGATGGACTTGATCCTAGAGTTAGGGTTGCTGCTATTGGTCTTTCATCTATTACAATTCAAAATTGTGGAACAGCAGGCCAAAATGCATATTGGCGTGTAGTTGGAAATTAAGAGGATTTTATGTATTCATCAGCAAGTTTACGTGGATTTTTTATCGACTTTGTGTCTGAAGATTGTATAGAAATTTCCAACGAAAAGCATATGGAACTGCTCCTAGGAGAATCAGCAGATAAGATGATCGATTGGGATAAAAAGGGTAATCCTGTTCTAGTGAATAGAAAACCCCCAAAGCTATCTAGAGAGCAACAAGCAGGAAGTGTTCTGGCTAAGAGGGAATTTCTAATGACAGAGGCTTCTAACCGTATAAACCCCTTGCAAGATGCTGTCGATTTATCTATTGCTACAGACCAAGAAATCGATCTTCTGAAAAATCTTAAAAAATTCAGAGTAGATTTGAGCAGGGTGGAACTTCAAGATGGATTTCCTTTTGAAGTTACTTGGCCTGAAAATCCATAAGTTTATTTGCAGGAAATTTTATGTCAGCGATTCAAAGTCCATTTTTTAATATCAACTATGGCTGGGCATTTGGTGAAGACGGTTGGAATAGTGGAATGGACACTAATCTACAAGTTCTGTCCTTTCTAGATGCCGGGTCTGTAAACGATATCGTGGCATCCCTTCCGCTCTCTCCTGTCAATGGTTATTCTTGTATTCTAACTACAGATAATTTATTCTATGTAAGAATACAAGGTGCATGGTTATTCGTAGCACCAAGCTCAGGCATGGAAGTGACGGAAATAACAACTAGCAAGAAGTTTAGTTTTAATGGCAGTACATGGAATGAAATTCCAACAACAACCTCTCTCTCTTCGAGAGTAGGCAATGTTGAGTCAGATTTTGCTGATTTAGCAGACTCTTCTGATCCATTAAAGGGTTCATCTCTTGTTGGTCATGATGGTCGCACAGTAAGATTGGCTTTACAGGATGGTGCTCTTACCGAATATGATTTTTCCACTATTCAAGCCGCTATTACAGGGGTTGGACAGCTTGATAGACCCCTAACCTTTGGTGGTCGCACTGTAGTGGCACCAAGTGTTCCAACAAACACTTATGGTGTTAGATTCAGAGACGGTAAATTACTTGTTCCATCTTCCATCAGCGGTTTTAATACACAATATAACACCTACGCTGATAACATCAATGGTTTAATGGTGGGAAGGGAAAACTTAAATGTTTTCTGGAAAGCTTGTACAGCAGGAACTCTAGGAAATATTTATATTTATGGGGACTCGACTGTAGAAAACAGTGTGGCCTATCCTCTTAAATCTGCTGATCTATTTCAAAGGGCACTATATGCAGCAGGCGTGAACGGAGTTACGACTGTAAATAGGGGTGTTTCAGGAACATCGTGGAGCGATCTTAATACCGGCTCAGATTTAAGCGCTACTACTAAATTGATTGTAATCAAATATGGCATCAACGATGCTGTGAAGACCAATGCATTACAAACATTTGCAGCTGATGCTCGTTCTAAATTAACAGCAATTCGTGCTAATGCTAATGGTGGTGTAACCAATCTCTCCATCCTGTTAATGGGTCCAAATTCCACTTTCAGACCAAGCCAAGGTCAAGATGCTAAATGGTATGAAAGTTTACGTAATATTTACACTCAGCTTTGTAAAGAATTTAATTGTGCCTATTTCGACACATATGCTTATCTCCAAGATACAAAGAAAGCACCCGGTGTATGGCTAGATAATATTTCAGGTTCTGGAGAAGGGCTGCATCCTGATCAGGTGGCTGTTTATTGGATTTGGTATGAGGGAATTAAAACTTTTGTTCTGGGGGACGGACAATGGAATATTCAGAAATCCAATCAATTCTGGAACTTGTCAAATAATACCAGAGTAGCAACTTTTGCTCGTACTCCTGATGCATATGACTATGGCTTGCTAGTAGAAGTGGCCAATACGGCTAATGGTTTCCCATTTAATGGAATCCTCACTACATTTAAACATGCAGATGGCATCACATCTCAAAGGCTTTGCTCACAAGATGTAGTTCCAAGAACAGCAGAAAGACGTGGTGGTGGTACAACTTGGACACAATTTAGTGGAATACCTACAGCAATTACACCTTTGAATAGTTGGGCCAACAAGGGTGGTGGCTATGCTTCTGCTGGATATCAAATAGGTTCTGATGGCTTTGTTGATTTGTTTGGTGTACTAGCAGGTGGAGCAGCATCTTCTACTGCTTTTCAACTACCAACTAATGCAAGACCAGTGAATGCACATGAGTTCCGATTGGCTAGCACAGGAACTGCAACCCTGTTCGCAGATGGTAATTTCATTGTAACAGGCGCAACTACAACACTATTAAGTTTGGATGGAATCCGATTCCGAGCACTGGCAGCGTTTTAATATGAAATCACTACGTTCAAAATTAATTGCTGCCTTTTTAGCAATGGGGCTTGGTGCCCCATCTGCTTATTTCGCCTTAGACATTACCCTTCCAAGTGAGGGTTTGGTTCTTTCTCCTTATCCTGATCCTGTAGGGTTGAATACGTTTTGTGTGGGTCACTTAGCAACCAAAAAAGATAAAATTAAAGACAAATATTCTGAAGAAGAGTGCATGGTTCTTTTTGCTAAAGACTTTAAACAACATCAAGAAGAAACTGATAAGATGGTTGGTGGTAAAGACAAGTTTGCTTCTGAATGGCAAAGAGCTGCTGCTACAGATATGGTGTTTAATAATGGTCCATCTCTGATTGAGAAATCTACATTCGTCTCTCTAATTAAACAACAAAAGCATACGCAAGCTTGTAACCAGCTAATTCGTTGGATTTATGCAAAAGGGAAAGTTCTTAAAGGACTAAAGACAAGACGCGAAAAGACAATGCCTTATTGTCTTGGAAAGCTTTCTTATGAAAAGCAATTAGACTATGAGAAATTCTTGAAGGAGTGGAATGATGCCAAAGCTAATAGGTAATTGGAAGAAACATCTTCTAAGTTATTCTGCTATTTCTCTTTTTGCTAATGTCTTAATTGCTGTTGCATATGGTTTAAGCTTTGCGTTTGGGGCAGGAATTGTTTATTTAAGTCCTTTTTGGATTGTCGTTGTCATGGGGACAATTGCAGTGATGGGAGCAGTTGGTAAATTCATTAAACAATTTGATGAGGATGAGAAGAGTGACTAAGTATATTTTAGGAGTTCTTCTTTTTCTTTGTCTTTTGTTTGGATATTTATCTTATCACTTCTATGGTGAGATTCAAACGCTAAAGAAAGACAATCAATCTCTTGTTTCTTCTTTACAAAATTGCCAAGAAAACAAAGAAAAGGCTGAAGCCAATACAAAGCTTGTCTCTGATGGAATGTCTAATGTTCTAGAAGAAAATCAAAGAATAAGCAAAGATTTCTCTTCTCTTAAAGAAGAGCTAAAGAAAAAGAGGATTTGTAATGTTTACAAGCCCACACAAGGCAATACTGATGCTAGTGATAGTCAGTATGTTTCTGATGTTGTTAGGTTGCTCTCAGACGGGGCTAAAGCCGCAAGAAACGGTGCTAGTGACAATACCAAAGGCGCTAATTAAAGATTGTGAGGTAGTTGATGCTCCACAGTCTAAAACATTAGAAGACTTGGCACAAGATACCTCAGAAGCTCTATTAGCTCAATATGAAGAAGTTGCAAAGTGTAATTCACGCCTTAAACAAGCGAGAGCTTTGCAAGAACAACAAGAGAAGCTATATGGAAAGTAAAGATAATAGGATTGATCAAGCTATTAAATGGTTACTTCCGTTTTGTCTTACTCTAATTGTTGGCTATCAGCAGACACAACAACAAGAGCTTAAGCAGACACAGAAAGAACTAGAGAGCAGAGTTTTAATTCTTTACACTGACAAAGTTAGTAAGACAGAACTAAAAGATACAGAAGATCGTATTACTAAAAATATTGAAGCTCTTAAAAGCGATATTATTGCGAGACTGGACTTATATTTTAAGAAGCCTAGTTAGGAGTGGACATGTTTTGGAAGTTAATTGATAGGGCGGTACAACTAACATTCCTTCTCCTAGCCGTTGTTCTAGTAACAACACTTTTGAAGAATGACAAGTATAATAATGATCTTCAGCAATACACTCTAAGACTTGAACAACTCAGTACAGAGTTTAGGCGTGTGATGGATCATAATGTTCTTTATTTAGAAGAGAAATCTAATAGAGTTCAATCGCAATCTGATAGCTATCAAGTAAGTACAACAAGAAGACTTGATGTGTTAGAAGAGAGAGTACAACGTTTAGTTAAAGATCAGAAAGAAAAAGTTAGCAATATTAATGTAAACACAAATACAATTAATAAATAAGAACAATAAAAAGAGCGTAAGCCATACGCCTCCTCTGTGTATCCATTGGATACAATTATGCCCCGGCTCCAAAGGAGTACCGGGGCTTTCTTTTGTCTATTATTTATATTTTAGTGGATCGTCTGGTACATGGAAGACTGCTAATTCAAAATCACTTGAAGCGTATTTATCAAAAAGTCTATTCATATTTCTAGCAAGCTCTTTCATATCTTCATCTTCCATGCAAAGACTGTTGTTTGCCGCAATTGCTAAAAGATCAGCAATTATATCAACTTCTTCCTGACTCTCCAGAGTGATTACAACAGGTTCGAATTCTGCTTCCTTTTGTTCTACTTTCATATTAGTTTCCTTTTACAATATAGGCACTACTTTCACTGGATAGAGTGTATGCTTGTCGATTAGCAGCACATTCTTCATAGAGATAATTATACAGAACTCGATTCAAATCTTGATCAATATCAAAGTCAGTGAAGTTTACCATTGCAAATAGTTGATCTACCTCATCTTGTGATTCTAGTGTAATAACTACTGGTGTAAATTCAGGGGCTTGTTTTACTAGTTTCATATTAATAATCCTCCTCATACTCAGATTCAAAGCCTAGATACTTAAACACATCAACTAGTTCTTCCTTGGTTTCTTCCTGACAAAACCACACACGTTTAAGCTCATTGCCGCAATCATTTTGAATGACAATACTAAACCCATCACAAGCTTCTACAACATAAATTTTCATATTAATTCTCCAATTTAGTTAGAAATACACTACGAACAGTTTTACTTACTTCAGCTTGTAGAAGTTTGTTGAAATCTTTCCAATTGTTCTCTACAGCTTTTTTAGGATCAATATTACCATCTTTCACAAAATCTTCAAGCATATCTTGAACAGTCAGGCCAAGAATCTTACCAAAGTCTTTGTTAGTAATTTCACCAATCTTACTAATCACGTTCAGTACGCGGTTTTCAGTGGAATAGACAAGAAGAGAATTTAGAATATCAGACTCTTCATATGAAAGCTCAAACACTTTCTTTTCTTTTGGTGTTGAATTCTTTTCACTGAAAGATGCAGTTTTATTTTTGAAATAGATTCGACTACCATTATTAAACCAAGCTGGAATTACAGGCTCAATCACAACACCTTCTGCAATGTTTTCACCTTCAAAACCTTCAGGAGTGAGGGTTGATTGGAAAGTGTTAGCAACTTCAAGGCATTCTTTGAGACTGCCAACCTTAAGGACAGGGGCAGTTTGAATTGAGGCAAATCGTGCCCAACTAAATGCTTTAACTTTATCCTGAACTTCTCCATTAATTGCCATATCAAAAGCACGAAAATCTTTCTCACCATACTGCACTTCTTTTTGGATATTACCACCAAATAGCTCACCATAGATTACAAGAACATCACCCTCTTTACAAAGAATATGATGAGTTTCTAGAATGCCTTTCTCGTAGCGATTAATTACAGCTTGACAGTTGTAAAAAGTACCATCAACAAACTGTGAACGACTCGCTACTTTAACTTCATTACCATCACACCAGAAGCTAAAATTAGCTCCATGAATCTTTTCAGTGACAATCCATTCACCACCATCCTTACCTTCATATTGAACCTTGTCAATCAGATTTTGACGATAAGTGTTTTCTAGACTACTAAATTTTTTAAATTCCATAATTATCTCCTTAACTCCACAGTGAATTTCTGATACGAATTAGCGCAATTAGATTGGTTTCTTCTTGCTTGTCATATTCTGCTTCAAGAGCATTTAGCTTGTCAAGAGCTTCTTTCTCTAGAGCTTTGTTTTCTTCTGTTGTATCTCCAAACAAATCATCTCCTCGCTTATCAACAGCATCAGACCATCCAGATTCTTTATAGAAGTTACGGTCTTTATTATCCAGCCACCAACGATAAATACGTTTCTGCTCCATTGCAGCTAGAGCTTGTGGAGTTGGCTTTCCATAATTCTCATCCTCTGGCTTTACACCATAAGACTCATCATAGACCAAACCAATTTCCCATTCAAGGGTTTCTAGAGACTTCTCTTGCTCAACAAATTTAACAAGCTCATTGAAGAGACATTTAGGAATACGTCCACAAAGGTCATACCATCGGCCTACTTCAAGATCACCATCTAGAACATGACTTTTTCCTTTCCAATTCTTATAAAATACCTTAACACTATAAAAACAATCAGAAGGGAACAGAACAATATTCTGAAGCTTGTTGAAGCCTCTGTCTGTTAGCCAATGAATGAAAGGAGCTTTGTCTTTAGACTCTTTCTTGTGTTCTTTCCATCCTTGCCAAGACAGAGCATTAGGGCTTTCTAGTCCAGCTTTCTTACGGAGCCACTTTGAGGTACGAGAAGAACTCCAGTATTGAATACGAGTTTGTTTGTGAAATTTAATCATTATGCTTCCCTTATTTCCAAATCATTACATGAAGTGGAGCTTCTGCGTTATAGCCTTCACAGCAAGAGCATTTGTGAACTGCCCAAACACCAGACTTCAGAAGCGAAGAGTAGAGCTTTAGAATTTCAAACTTCTCTTCAATATTATCATAATTGGTGGAAAATTCGCAAGTAGTGCCTTGACCACTATTCCACCAATCAGTCAGTTCTCTTACAACAGATTCAAACTCTTCCATTATTTTCTCCTATAAAATAAAAATCTCCTGACAGCTTTCGCCATCAGGAGACAGTTTAGACAATCAGATTTTCTTTGTCAAGCATTTCTTGCACAAGCACACATCATTCATTTCCAATGCTTTAGCTTGTACTGAGAAACACCAACAAGAATTTTTTCCTAGCATAATATCACACTTTACAGCGCTATTGCATTCAGGGCATGAGTGGGTTACAGGGGCCGAAGCCCCTATTTCCTTAGCAATTTCCATGGGATTAAAACTCAAGGGAACAGACCCCACCAGCACAGGCTTGGCTTCCCATAGTATCTACATCAGTATAGGTTTGTTTTGAAAGGTCTTTAGAGAAATCCACCTCTTTAAAGTCTTTCTGGATAGCCACCCACTTGTGTAGGTTAAAGCAATCTTTAAGACAGAAAGTCATCTTAAGCACATCACCTTTAAAATGGTTATCTGCAAACTTCTTAGCACGTCGTACCCAATCACGCTTCAGAAGGTCGCTAGATTGCTCAGGATCAAGTTTTAAACCATACCCTAGTGCAGTGTCACATGCCATCCAAAGATTGTCATTAAACGCATGTAGAGCCTCTACAATCAGCCCAGACGCAAACATGGAAGCTTCACCATACATCTTTAGAATTTGCTTTGCAGTGAATACTTCAGTGAACGGGGCTTGAACATAAGCACGATCACCCATCGAACTAAGAAGTGAAATACCAGCAAACCATTCTCGATTATTGTAAATGTATTCCTCCACTTCATCCCAATCATCAACAGTGATTGTATTACTCACGTTGTGACGAAGATTCTTATCTACACATAAATCAACATCAGTACCGTATTCAACCCAATATTGTTGAGCTAGCTTCACATACTCAAGTTGCTTAACGCCAAGAAGATTGTTCTTGTAAATACTACCTTCTTTACTTTCAACTGGGAAACTAACTACAACGTCAGTGCCATTACTACTCCACACAGAAGGTTCAACCATCTTTGGATTAGTTGTTTCAATCAGAGTTGTTACTTCGTCTTGTTTATTCATTTGAACATTACGGAAATATCGTGGTGAATGCTCACCATGAATGCCTGATGCTGTGCCAAGAATAACTGAAGCATTACCACTTGGTTTAACTGCTGTACAACGTGCTGATGGGTTGATTCCAATTAGTTTAGCAATGATTTTATTTACACGCTTAACTTCTGTAGCTGCATCAATCATGTTCTGTTTATCAAAGAGAACGTCTGGATTATTCATCCACCCAGTGATACTCACTCCTAGTAGAGCTTCACGTTCAGTAATTCGTTTTGTAGCATCTGAGAGATATTTAAAGTTTGTATAACCAGCTTGGAGAGTACCAAGAATAGCACCAGCTTTAGCAATCCTCATTAAATCTTCTTTTGTATAAGCTTTACCACCACACCCTTCGACAAGGTTGCAAAATTGGAAACCAGACTCACCATTCTCAGCTACTGGAAGCATCCCAATTTCGACACAAGGATTATAACAGAACTCTTTATTTGCAGTAAAGATAAAACCGGGTTCACCAAAGTCTTTAACACTCTTCATGATGTTTGCCCACTCTTCACGAGTGAGTTCATCACGAACAAGCATAGCTGAGTTATTGCTTCGACCCCGCTGAGGATTATCAACAAACCAATCACCAGTTTTAGCATTCAGCATTAGCTGATCATCTTTATCAAAAAGACAAATTGTAGCTGAACGACGAACACCACCAGATAGAACAGCATCACTCATATGCATTACAAAGTCATAAGCAGTAATTGTGTTAATACTTACTTCTTCATGAGTGTTTTCAACAAGAGCATCTAGAAGAGCTTCGCATTTAATCAAAGCACTACGCAAACCATCAGGACCGGGAGCTTTAAAACCACCACTAATCAAAGCACCTTTAGGGCGAATCTTGGAGAAATCAAAGTGAACTTTCCAACCTTTGTATTCTGGGAAATTACCACCATCAACAAAGTAGCTTGACAGTAGAACACCAAAAGCATCTGCCCAACCTTCAATAGTGTCTGGGACAGTGAATACTTTTACTTTCTTATCGTAACGCTTGTGTATCTTTGGTAGCTTTGCAATGTGATGAGACTGAACAGAGAAGCCAACACCACAACCACAAAGAAGAAGATACATGCACTCTTGGAAGAAAGATGCTCGGTCACAATGGCTAACAGAACAATTGTACATTCGGGCTTCATGTTTAAATAGTTGTTCACCACCAAATTGCAGAGCACGTTGAGCACCTAGAACAACTTTGTCTTTGTAAGCATCTTCAGCAAACTTAATGTACTCCTCTAGTTCTTCAGACATTACACCTTTATACTTTTCTCGGTGCATGTTCATAACACGTTCTACAGATTCTTCCCAAGTTTCATATCGTTGTTCTAGATCAATCCATCGAGAATATCCCATAAAATATTTTGACTGACTCATCATCTCTTTACCGCTGTTGTTCAATTAAAGCTCCTTAAATTTTATTTGTTACACGATCTACTTTGCCAGTACCATGCTGGTTCATTACTTTGAGTTCATCTGCAAGAGATTTATCTTGGCAATTGTGAATAATATCTTCTGCACTCATAACACCTTTCTGAACCCATTCCCGATCAAGACGAATACAGCCATGGAAACGAATACCATCTACTACTTTATTTTGCAGATTACGATGCTTACAAGTGATTGCTTCCCATCCATCTTTATACACATCCATACCGTTAGCATATAGATGTTTTTCAACATTCTTAATATCTTGAATGTCGAATCCTTCAATAAGCATTAGGTCAGATAGAGACAAAGTGTAGTTGAATAGGTAGTCTGTCTTGAAATTTGATGACTGCATAATTACTTTCTCAAATGGCTCTTTTTCACTCATACTTCTTTCCCTAGCAGCTTCGCTGCACAATCTTTTGGTTTAACATTTGAAAGATAACATTCAAGAACAGCATCAATTACATCCATTAGGAATGTCGAGACAGTGTCTGAGTGGAAAGTTGTTATATCTCTGATTTCTTTACGAACTTTACAACAGTATTCTTGAAATTCTTTATATTTAGACATTATATTCATCCCACTCTTCATATACAGTTTCAGGACTATAACCACCATCAAAAGCATTATCAAGCATATCAATATTATCAATTAAAAGACGATAGGCTTGCTCGCTCGACAGTCCTTCACGAATTTTAAATAGATTATGTAGGGATTTTAGCCAAATAGATTTGTCGTACATTTTATTCTCCTTAACCTTTCTTCACATTATTAGCAATCAGTTGTCGATGTTGCACCCATCCACAGAAATTACCACTCCAAACCTTACCATCACGGTCAACATGTGTTGCGCCTTCTATACAAAGGGCTTCATAGATATTGTGAGTGCCTTCGTAAAGAGGTTCCATCGGCGTTGCCTGATGTTCAAACGGACTTGCATGAACGGGTTCAGACTCTACTAGTCGATCATAAATCATCTGTGCCTTTTCAAGACTATCATCTAGCTTGCGATAACTAACTTGAGCACAACAACTGGATGAGATTTTTAGAGCATTAGTAATTGATAGCTCGTCATATATTTTTACACCATTCTCAACTTCTCCAGTTTCAAAACCGTAAGCAATTTTACCCTTGTCATTACGCCCTGTCCAGACATAAGGTACATGCCATTCACCGGGATTGAGTTCAAAAGGAATATTGTTTTCTAGAGCTTCAAACATCTTCTCGGCAAGAACTTTAATCTCAGGTTGTGCGTCTTCATGTTTACGGAGCCAAAAGAAATTCTCAAACTCAGTTGCCGTCACGACGGTCTTCATCCACTGGAACGGCTCAAGGGTGCGATTCACAATTTGTTTGTGAGCACCTGCATCATTCATATATATTGCTGCAATACTTGCACTCTTCGAAGCAATACTCCACTCAAATTGAACCCGATCTAGTTCTTCACCTGTCAATTCTTCTTTTGCTTGCATCCCGGCTTGGTTCTTACCCCAGTGGACAGGTGTGGCAGGATTATTCTGTACTTGCTCAATCATCTTAGCCACAGGGATAGCACGAGAGCTTGCAGCATTACGAGAAAACATTCGGTGAGTCATAAGTTCACTATGGATGAAACGAGGATATTCAAGCTCAAATGTAGTAATTCGTTTACCGTCTAAAGCACTAATGCTATCTGCAATAATCTTTGCTTTAATTTGACTCAATTCCTTTCTCCTCTAGTTCTTTTTTAGCTTCTTCCCAAGTTAATGGTAGATCAATTAGAAGTTCCCATGCCATACCTGTTGAGACAATTGTATCATAATCCTTTTTATTTTTAATATGGTAGTACCAAGGTTGGCTAATCATTTTCCAGTGCTTCCGAAACCTTTATTGCCTCGTTCAGTATTTGAAAGTTCTTCCACTTCCTCAAATACTACTTTATTTACAGGAAGAATCATACCTTGTGCAATACGGTCCCCCGCATTGATTTCAAGTCCCCAGCCTTCTTTGTCACAGGCAAGTTTTACTTTGAGTTCACCACGATAGTCACTATCAATGACTCCAACGCAGTTTGAAAGACGAACATCATTTTTAAACCCGTGCCCACTCCGGCTAAAGACTAACATAACATGATCCTCTGGGATTTCAAATGCTAGGCCAGTTGAGTATGTATGTGGAACACCATAGTCTGTATCACCATTTAGCATAGTGTAAATATCAAAACAAGCACTGCCATCAGTTGCATAGGTTGGTAGAATGGCATCACTATACAGACGTTTAACTTTAACTTTCAAATTTTACTCCTTAATAAGATTTTTAATAATTTCAATAGAACGTTCCATGCAATATTCATCTTCGGCTGGAACATTAATATCTTTTAGATGGTCTAGTTGTTCTTCTAGGAAGTCAACAAGAAGATATAGCTCGTCATTATCATATTTCATTTTAAATACTCCTTACAAATTCGTTTAACAATCTCATCACCCCACTTATCAAACTCAATATTACAGCTAGCTCCACTTGTTTGTGTGTAATTAGTTTTGAATAGAATTCGCTTAGTATAATCAAACTTCTCTAATACGTCAACACGATCATCCAGCATCGCCACAATCGAGTCATTCATTAAATATTTTTCTTTTGTTGCCATGTAGCCAACCATAAAAGGAAAATGTTCTTTAAGCCAATAATACTTTTCTTTGTTATGATTTCCCTTCACGGAACTAATGAATACAATTCCAAAGTAATTACTTAACTTCTCAAGAGCTTCCACACTTCCCTCAATTGGTTGGAATTGAGAATATTGTAAATCACGCCAATATTCATATTTGTCTTCAACTTCTGGGAACATTTGATTCAGATCATAAGGTAACAGTTTATTAGATGGTTCCTTATTGACATGATCAACATACTCCCTTCCTTGAGACAAATCAATTCCAATCTGTTTATAAGCTAGATATCTATACCATGCTTTATCTGATGGACAAATAGTCAAGTCTACGTCACAACCAAGCAGTCGCATTAATTAGCTTCCTCTTCGTGCAAACGAATCACTTCATTAAGATAGAATTGAGCTTTATAAATATCCTCCCAAGTGTTCTTAAGAGGACAACGCAGAAGATATTGAACGCACTCTTTAAAACAAGATGCTTGGAAGTGACTCATTTGCATCTTATCACTATTCTCAATACGATCAAGAAGAAGTTTCATTAAATCTTTAACTTCAAAGTTGTCAGTTAGTTGGTAGTGTTTAGGGGCATTAACAACATCTTCACGTTTAATACCAATAGCCTCATCCACCTTCTCTTTAGAGCCTTCTGCAACAGCTACATGTTCTTCTGAGCCTGTGAAATTATCAATTTCCTCTACACAGCTATTTTCAAACCACCAGAAATCATCGCCTTTTTCATTAAATAGAACAACACTCTCATCTTCTTCATAGTTTAACAGGAGAGTTTTACCAACAAACTGGTCAAGGTCTTGAACATAATTATGCCAATCTTTGTTTAGTTTAACCACTTTAAACCAACGTTCACTCATTTTCATTCTCCTTTATTTTTAGCAAGGATTCTTCCTCACGCTTAATATTATAAACACTTTTCTTAAAGTCGTCAAGAGAAGATTCTAAATTTTTTAATCTCTCTTCAAAGCTTTCCATTTTAAGAAATAAAAGCTGTACGTCCTTATACAGCTTAAAATCAGTCATTTCGTTTGTCATAGAATATTAGCTAGTAGGCTATCTCGTTTTTCTTTTGATACTATAAATTATAATTCTTTTGTTTCAATATTTAAAGAATTATCTAATAAAAGTTTCCAAATTCTAGTATTTAAACTGCACGCTATTTCAGAGTCAAAATTAACACATTGTGCATATCTGTACAATACTTTTTGTAGTTGTTTAGCTTTTTCTATTTGCCAAATTTTATGCCCCTCTAATGGGTCTGAAAAGTATCCAAAATTCTTAGTTGTACCATCATCGGTCATCTTTACAATAAAAGGTTTCTTCCTCCCGTTAGTTGAATTTTTACAAGGCTTCATCTTAGAAACTCCTAGAGGGTACTCTCCGCGTGCTCTATCATGTGTAACTATACTACTATTAACAAAAGCAGGAATGTACCTACAAGAATCTGGGCCATATATTTTATTACCAGGAATAAGAATATCTTTATCCAATTGATACCCTTCAAAATAATTCAGTTTAGACCACTTCTCAAATTCAGAAAAATATCTCCATCTTTCGTCAACTGTACAACCTCTATAAATCATTGCTGCCTTTTTACTGTAGGGTTTATAACAGCGTCTTAACATACTGTCCCATTTTTGATAGTGTGAATTATTTTTCACATCGCCGGTACTATCATTTATGCCCCAGCCTGCAATTAAACAAACTTTAGGCATATTTCCTCATCAAATATTCTAGACTAACTGGCATCGGAAGTCCAAACCCATCTTCTACTTCATTCAGCACCATTACACCACGGAAGTGATTATTACCTTGAAAACCCTTATAGTCTTCGTCAAAAGGATAACATGCACCATTAATAATACCAATCTGCATATTACCATCAAGTGTCGGGTGAAGAGCCATATCAAGAAGTTGTTTATGACCTACTACAAATGATCGACCAACAGTCTTAAGTTGACTCAGAGCCGTTCCACCGTAAGGTTTTCCACTAAACGGATTGGCTAGATAGTGTACATAAAATATACCGTCAATTTCAATAGGTTTTAGGAATGGTACAACTTCCCACCCATACTTCTCAAGATTAAGGGTTTCTGTACCAACAAACCCATCAAGCTCTGGCATATCATTGGCTAGACGATCAAAGCGCTGCTCATGGTTACCAGTACAAAACACCATTCGTGGGCTATATACTTTCTTTCTAAATCGTTTCTGTTGCTGCTGAAGATTCTTAATAGGGGCAAGTAGAAGCTCCATACCTTTGTTACCAGCTTCTATATCAGCAATCAAACGTCTACCTTCAAATGATTTCTTACCTTTATCGTAGCTAGATAGGGATTCAAAATCATAATGATCACCAATGTGGACAATAACATCTGGGCGTTTTTCAGCAATGTATTTACCAATTGAAGACATATAACTCAAATCGTGTCCCGGTTTACACTGTGTATCTGCTACGATCAAATGACGATTACTCACTTAAACCACTCCTCATATTCAATTTCATTCTGCCAAAGAAGTTTAATCCTTGGGAAGTTTTGAGCAAAAGTAGACAAACTACCTCTGTCTTTAATTGCATCTTCAAAAGCCCACTCAACATGAATATCTGTCTCAATAGCTTTGATTAAAGATTTAACAGCTTCTTGATAATCTTCTTCTCTGTGATTGCTGATGTTGTAACTTCCGTTAGTAACAATCCATACAATCTTCTTTGGAGATTCTTCAGCCTTCTTGATTCGCTTATCAGCTTCTTCTCTTGCCCACCTAAGCTGATCAATTGTCAAACTATCGAGATATTCAGTTGTACTCAATTTCCATCCTCCAACATATCTAATTCTACTTCACTGATGTAGTCGTCTAGAAACCCTAGAGCGTCTGACAATGAATCTGTAATATTAGATGGGTCTAAACAAATAGCATTTAAATTATCTCTACAATCCTTAATTGTGTTCCATATTTCAATTAAAAGATCGTGTTTATCACTAGGATTCACTTAAGTTCTCCATCGCTATTGTGTATTGCAGTTTTGATAATCTCAATTAAGAGATGTGCTGTTTGATCGAAGATTAGATGTTGTGCTTCTAAAGGAAGAGTATAGAAGCCTTGACGAACAATCTCTAAATCTTCAATGTATTGAGTGTAAGTAAAATTGTTCTCTTCAATTTGTTTCTGTTTCTTAATCTTGTTCAAATCAAAAATATTATCTTTCATTGTTTACTACCGACTCCAGTATTCATTAGCCCAGTCCATCAATTCCTCAAGTTCAGGTTCGTTGTCCACTTTTGTAGACATTAATGCTGAGACAATCTCACAAATAAAATAAGGATTTATATAACCATAATAATTTTCACTTTTCTCAGAAGCTTGTTTTAAGAAGGTAATAAGTTCTTGTCTAAAATCAGGTTTCATGCATACTTCTCTTGATATTCCTCATCTGGATGTTCAATCCAATCATTTTCAATGTTAGCATGCTTTAAAACAGCCCACATTTCATCTCCACTTCCATGACCAGAATAGATTTGTTCGCCAGTGTCACTATCAATAATAACAAGCCAATCACCACAATAAGGGGTATGGAATTCTAGTTTCATGCAACACTCCTCAAAATCTCATTAAGCCAAACACAAACAAATACAAAGAATTGAACTTGTGCAGCAAAGCTATGATGTTCCCAGAATTCTAAATAATTATCGTAAGTATTCATCTTCAAGTTCCTCAATAAATTTTTCTGCGTCTATCCCAAATTCTTCACAGTATTCATAGAAAGGATTTCCGTAGAAATGCTGTCCTTTAATCTTTTTAGTCTGCCTAAGAATGTAGCCCATCTGAAGTGTCATTACAGCCTTGGCTTCATCTTTTGTCATTCTTGTAGTTTTCCTGCAATTGTATTTGTCCAAGCATCAGATGAAACAGATTGAATACTACCACTAGACATTGAGAAAGGAGAGCACCTTTTACATGAACAACTAATACTTAGTGGTTTCATTCGATCTTCTGGAGATAGAGATTCAAAATAACATTTCTGTTCAGGCTCTCTTTTCCACCAATTCTCGTCGGGATTCTTTTTTGGGGGATTGGATGGACACTCATCAAACAACTTCTTAGTTTCTTCCCAAAACTCATCTGTAAAAACAGAGGGCGGAGAATCAATAATCAATTGTTCAATAGCTGGAACTTTCTTCTGTTCAAGAAGAATATCGAGTTTATTCTCAATTCTAGCTAGTTGAACAGAAAGCTCTTGGAATGCTTCTAGTCTTGTTAGTTTCTTAGTCATTATATTTCACCTCAATTTTTAAAGCTTCTAGAATATCAGCCACAAGAGTTGGAGATTCAATAATCCCTTTATCCATTTGGAATAGGGATTCTGCGTCAAAGATTTCATTTTCTTCAATCCAATTGTTAATTAGACGTTGAACTTCTACAGTTGTAAATCCATCCCAAGTCCAATCTGCTGAATAATGTTCATTCTTAATCCTCATTTATTGTTCTCCTCGTGACAGAATGTTACGAACTTGATTTCGTCTCTGCTCTGCATTCTTAGCAGGAACATCTCCATTATCCGAAATAAACTTCTTATCTTCTTTCTTCTTACAAATATCAATAACTTTCTTTTCTACAACAGCTTGATCCCAAGTTAGCCCTTGAGCTTCCATTAGTGATTTAATTGCATGATCATTTTTACAGAGTATTTGCAATCCGTCAAATCCTACCATAAGAATGTTTTCAAAATAGCTTCTAAATTCATCTAAGTTTGTGAATTTACTATGTCCAATCTTATGGTCACATTCAATTTCGTTTAGCTTAAATAGCTTATCACAAATTTCACATCTAAACAACCATTTAGTTCTAGTTGTTTCATCCATATCTGGAACAGTGTTCATATAAAGATAAGCTAGCTTTGTATCTGACTTCATCCAAGCTTGACGAATTGCAGAACGAACAATAGACATGACATATTGTTCTTTTGGTTTTCCATCCTTATCTAGCTTCTTCAAGAACTCTTTAAGTTTGTCTTCCCTCTTTTTGATGTCTGCTTTTGTTGGTACTGTCATTCAGCAAGCACCAAAGGTTTTACTTCGTAGATGTCTTGTTCGCTTAACTTTTTATCTTTTAGGTGACTCTCGTGAGAGTGCCCCCACATACGCTTTGTCCACTGATAGAATCCAGCACCAGCGGCATTCTTGGTTTCAAATACAGAACTCTTAGTTCCGGCAAGCTCTCCGGTTTCTTTATTAATGATAATCCAACCATAAATTTTCTTATTCACATTTCAATCTCCATAGCTTTTAAAAAGTCTCTAACATGCCCCACATCTTTATTAACATCAGTTCGCATTCTAAGAAGCTGATACTGTTCATTCAGATGATTCAACCAATTCCAGGATAATTCACTGTCTCTGAAAGAATATACGGCTCTTACCTCTTCTCCATAATAGCCTCTATAAGCCTCTACAACACGCTCAAATACATCTTTAGGACTATCTAGACCTGATAGTAAGGCTCTAGCTGTTTTCTCTCCTATACCACCCTTACCGGGCTTCCTGATGCCATACTTCTCAAACATCTCATCAGGTAGTTGCGGTAGTCCGGGAATGGTGTCAATCGTATCGCCTTGAAGGAGTTGACAAGCTAAATTCTCTGCTGCCTCTTGCTGCGTAATCGGGACAAGTCCAAGCTCTGGTTTATCGAAATTATATTGAAGACAAGGAATTTGACCTAGGTCTTTATCAATGAACACAGCTACAGAATCTAATTTATCATGATCTTTACCAGAACGAATCCAAGATTCCCACATTAACTGAGAGATAATATCATCGCTCTCAACTCCATCGTAAGTAACAATCTTATCTTTATACTTCCAAAGCATATAGTCTTTAACAACATCATAAAGAATAGGCTTTTGTGGTCTTTCGGATTTATATGGAACAGTTTGTGCTAAATCATATCGGAAGTTAGTTCCAGTACCAAAACAGATAACAAAGTCTTTGCACCAAGGTTGTGATGTAATAGCCTCGATTTTGTTTTTAAACCGTCCTTTGACAATCGTCTCCGCTGAAACATTGCCTTCTGATACTAGCTCAACAACGTCTTGAATGTCAAATACATCAAGACGAACAGCTTCAAGCCCTTTCTCGATTCTCTTTGTATTGAATTCGTTTAGCCAACCACCATTCTTTTTCTTCCAATGACCATAGAATTCAGTACGATTATTGAAAGTTAGAGTCCGACCAGTGTTTTTCCCGACTACTTTGATGCTTGTCTTTTGTCCTGCTAAAGCAGCGTGAATAATCAAAGTGTCGATATCAACCAATGCTGTATATTGTTTAGTCATCCTCTTCCTCTAGTGTATCGTTGTCTAAGGCTTCAAGGAAAACATAAAAAGCTCTTGAGAAATCTGAGTATTGTTTTGATCCACTATAATCCATAAATTCAAAACCTTCACAAGATTCAAGATAACTTTCAATGTTGTTCAAGAAGCTGTCATGTGTTCTATATACATCCATTAATAATACTCCTTAAGTCTAATAAGAACTTCTTCAAGTGTTTTATAAATTCCATCTAAACTCATTTCAAGCATCAAATTCAAGCTTAAATCTAGATTCTCAACAGCATATCCATTAAAGTCTCTAACAACTCCATTTTCATCTGTGTAAGTGAGCCCAGCCATTTTATCTTTGTATGTCTTACCAAATGAATGAAGATACCCATAACAAGGTTTGTCTGAGGCATAAGCGTAACCAATTTCCATGGCCGTGCCATCGTCGATACAAAATCCACGAAAGTTATCCACATTCGCAATAATGATATCTGCTTCTTCAATCATTGAAATATTTTTATTGAAAATTGCCTTAGCAATTTCAAGCTTTGACTTGTTGGTTGTGTCAATTTCTCCATCAAGAGGAATTAATGCTTCAAATCCATAAGTTTCACATAGTTCCCTATCTTTTTCAGCTTGCTTAACAGCGTCAGGGGAGAAGACTCCGAAGCCTGCCAAATACAATTTATACGCCTTAGTCATAGGAATTCTCCTAGAAGAAAGGAGGAAATCAATCCTCCTCTTGTTCCTCTTCATCTTCTTCGTCATCAAGATTGATATAATCCATCGGATTAATACCACTGATAGACCACCAACCACCAGTAACTTCAATCAACCATTGAATCTTATCTTGATCCTCTGAAACAACAGTGATTTCCGACTCTTCTAGAGTTCCTTCAATTTCACTATGTTTACCAAGAACTTCACCAAAGTATGCGTGTTTACCAATTGCTTTGGCTACAACAGAATCATCTTCAACGAACAAGCCAGATAGACTACCCATACGTCCGCAATCAGCATAGAATGAATATAGTTTTAGCATTTATTAATCCTCCAACTCATTGATAATTTCGTTAATCTCTAGAAGTTCATCTGCTTTCTCTTTGAGATTGTCTTGTTTTGCGTGACTCTTTGCAGCTTTAATCACTTTAGCTACATATTTCTTTTCAAGACCACCTACGTTTACATCTTTATCATAAGCAAATTCTGCTTTAAGTTCTTTCTGAAGCTCTTTAGCATCCAGAACTTCTCGCTCTAGATTGTATGCACGTTTGAATAGGTCTGCTGGATTCTTTAGTTGTTCGATCATTTGTTTCTCCTTAATAAATTTCTACACTAAAATTAATTTCACCCATCATTTCAATTCCATCTTCACCCTTATCAATAGAGAAAAGAAGAGGGCCAAAAGGAATCTCAATACCAATAGTTGAGAATCGATTAGCAGCACAATAAGTAATCTTACCCAGTTTCTTATCTTTAGAAACTCTTTCATCAAATTCTACAGGATCAATCAAACCTGTAATATTGTTAATTGTCAGCTTCTCATTCACAACATAAATGAAGTTTAACCAAAGAGCAGCAGAAAGGTTTTTAATCTTAACTTCCCAATTAGGCCAATCAGAAGCTAGATCATCCAGTGGATAGTGTTTTATTTCTTTACGTGCTAATTCATCAAAAACAACATCAAATCGACTAAGCAGAATTTGCGCTTGTTGCTTCCAAACACTATCAATTTGTTGAATTTGTTCTGTGTTGTCTAAAATTCTAAGAGGCTTAAACTCTTTCATATCAAGTCCCATTATTATCTCCTTTAAAAAGAAGCGCCTCTGTGTAAGCAGGCGCTATATTTATGTTAGTTCTTAGAACGGAATGTCATCATCGAACGAATCATAGTCTTCTACCACTGGTTGTGGCTTAGATTGCTTTTTGGGCTTTACCACAACATCAGGACCGTCTTGATCATTAACAATCTTAGTTTCTACTTGTGGCTTCGACTCTGATTGTTTAACCCCACGAATCTCTTCAATTTGTTTTTGAATGTGGCTACCTTCATAATTGCTTGCACGTTTCATTGTGTTCACAACATGAGCACGAAGCTCTTTAACAGCAGCGGGATCATTCTCTTTATTAAATTGAATCATCATTGGAGCATTTTCAAGTTCAGGAGCAGATTGACCACGACCTAGAGCACCAACATACTTCACATACTCAGTGTAATATTCTTTGCCTTTGGACTCTTTGAAGAACACTTGAGCTTCAAACTGATAAGCTTGACCAAGTAGTTCACTGATTCGTTGAGGTTTGAACACTTCACCGGGTTTGATTAGTTTGCTTGCAACAGCCATCTTATAGAATAGGTGTTTTTGATCCAGACTCCAATCACCAAGCTTTTTATTCACTTTGAGAGGAGTTGGACGTTGAACAATCATACCACTACCTTCCATGTAGAACTGACCACCAAGATATAGACGAAGTGGAAGGGGTTTGTTTTCACCAAAGAATTGACCTTTATCCACAACAATATCGGGGAAATCAACAGCTACTGCAACACATTGAATTGGTTTCTGAGGCCAGCATTTGAAACGAACTTGTTTCTTGCTTTCTGGGTCATAGCCATCTTTAAAGTATGTGAAAGGTTTCTCAGCAATAATCTTGCGTTCCTCTTCTTCATCACCAGTGAATACAACTTCAGCATCAGGTTGTTCCTGAGTACCTAGATCGATAATGGTACTAACCACACCAATCAGAGTTTCACGATCTTGAAGACCGGCAGTCTCTACAACATATTTGTTAATCTCATTGAAATCAACATTGCTGGTTTTACCACTTTCTTTTTGTTCACTACCATAAACTTCGAACATTTAGTATTTCCTCTTTTTACATTTAGAATGCTAAACAATTACATTTAGCGGCTTACTGCTCACAATGAGCAATTCTTTAAAAGTTGGCTTTAGTCATCTGTAATAGGTCTACAGCAGTGTCATTAGCAACAACACTACTAACATTAACACATTCACAACGAGCTAGAAGCTTTAGCAGATTCATAGCACCATTACTGTTCTTCACAACACGTTGCATTGCTTTACTTTTGTATTTCTGTTTACGTTTAGTGGAAGATTTCATCTTCTTTTCTCCTTATGGATTAATTTTAATATATTGTTCAACGATTTCTAGACATTCATCAAGAAGATTGTATTCTTCTGGTTGCTCTTCTTCGGCAGAAAGAACTTCTTTGTAAATGTCATAGTCAATTTGATTTATGATTTCAAGAACCATTTCTCTTGCTTGTTCAGCATCAAGAGCCATTTTCAGTCCTCATGTTTTTCATGGATCATGTAGTGGGTGATTCGATATCCATCTTTTGTTTCATCGGTCCAACCATAAAATTCACTGACAGTCCCAAAACCAACTTCACAATTTTCAAATATCACAAAAACTTGATCTAAGCTATTCAGTTCGGTAGGAAAAGTTCCATTAGTTTTTGTGTAATTTTTCAGAAGGTCAGGTTCTGGTTTATCTCTGTAAAGATATTGGAATAGTTGCTCCATCGTCTCTACTTCAAGAACAACTTCCATGTTTTCTAGCTTCTCTGTGTACTTAATCATCCTCTTTATCATACTCCACAAAGAAATCATTTACACGGCGATAATATTGATCACTTTCTACAAGAAACTCAGCCCAAATTTTCACGTTCAGCAAATAATCTTCCTCTTTCCAATCACCACTTTGATAAGCATCAAACCATTCAAACTTATCACTTTGGTCTACATATTCGTTGGATTCATTCATATTGATGATTTTATTAGCCCAATCTTTGTAGCCTTTACCAAGTAGGAAATATGCCCAACTACCGAGAGGGTAATTATCTAGAAAATAATCAGTGAAGCTTTCTCCTGCTTGATGTTCCCAATCTCGGATAGCTTTAATCATAGCGGGCACGTTGCGTTCTACCATTTATTAATCCTCCAACAGTTTATCGTAAAGATTATTCATTTTTAGAATCTCTGCCATCTTGCCATTCTCTTTCTCAAGACTTCTCTTATCTTGCACTAAATCTTCTACAAGCTTTTGCATTAGCTGGGATTCTGTTAGAGACATTTTATCTCCATCAAATAGATAGCGAATTAAAGTTCCATCCTCAGTCCATCCATCAAGTTTCTTGAGGAAATCTACAAGAGATTGTTTCATTTCCCAAACACAAGCCAAAGAAGAAGTGCAAGAAGACCAAAGGACAGTAGAATCAGAATTGGAACCCAAAGAGGACTAAGAACCAACCACCAACTCCAAGTTGCTACTGCACCAACACCACCAAGTTTTAGACCAATAAACAGAAGAGCTAGCAGGCTAAAGAACGGAAAACTCACAGAGACAGTTTTCTGATTTGACATTATCGTACCACCTTCTCTTCTGCTAGTTTATATTTACGTTGGATGATATTGATTTTCTGTTTAGGGCACTCTACAGAAAATTCTTGCTTGAGTTTACGTGCATCTTCTCGGACATAAACACGTTCAATTACATAGCCATATTGTGCATCTACAATATCGTATTCATATTTTACTTGTTTCATTTTATAGTTCCTCTTTTTGTACTGGTAGGTATTTAATAAATTGTTCTGCTGCCACTTCACCATAAGAAGGCTCTTTACCTTCAAGTTTTTCTTTACAGTGATTTAGAGCAGTTTTATAGGTTTCTTGAAAAGCTTCAGGATCGTTAATGTACTCATCCATCCACTTGTTAAATGCTAGAACAAAACTTTCTTTCATCTCATTTTCCTCCTATTTTTCAGTTGGTACATCTATTATTTCATGGATTACGAACACCGTCAAGCAGTTTTTTAGCTTCTTCAATGTAATAGTTGTAATCAATGTCCCAATGGAATTCCTTCATATTATTACAAGGAACAACATTCCATTCAGTATCAATTCCAAGTCTACGATCCTCACCACCTTCCTCAAGAGGAGGCATGATTTTCACAAGCTTACCGCCCTTGGTTGATGGATAATAACGACAGATGTTTTGTAAAGGCTCCTCTGAATTATCCTCATGAACAAGAACAAGACGTGAATTTCGCGGTACTTTGGTCCTCAAAAAAAAGTCGTAAGGGTCTTTATGTTCTTTGATGAAGTGTTCAACAGAATCAAGATTAAGAATTTCGGCCAGAGCGGCTAGGGAAACAATCATGGCTGAGTGATTCTTATGCCATCCCATTTCTCTATACGGCATAACTTCATATCTGCCTTTGGTTTTTACTTTCCCGGATGAAATTAATTTTCTAATCACATCTATTTTATCATCATGTGTCAATCTTAATCCTCTCTATTCTAAAATTTTTGAAATAAACAAGATTTGTTTTATATTTAGCAAACTTACCCAAACAGCCTCTTAGACCGAGTTCTTTTAATTCGGCATAATAAACTATTTTCTCTAAGCTTTCATTAGAAATTTTATATTTCCATTTAGTTTTAATTTTGGAAAATAACTTACCTTGTGCCTTTCTGTCTCGATTACTCCATGACTCCTTAAGTTTATCTGAATGTCCACTCCTGATTCCTGAACTCCATTCGGCTTTTAATCTTTCTGATATCTTCAGTCTTGTAGACTCATGAACAATCATAGCTCCACTTTTATCTTTTCTTAAGTTATAACCAAGCTTTCTATTTGTTGAATTGAAGTATTCGATCCAAAATAACTCTCTGTCTTCTACAATATCTACATCGCAGATTTCTATTACAGAGAATGTAAAATTATGAATACCGTGTTTACCCATAGAACTTCAAAGATAATTATTTATCTGACGACTTCTACGATTTTTGAAATCATACAAATAGTGGTGTGATCTTCGATAGAAACACATTGTTCTACCAATGTAATTTTTACCATTCACAATATTTGTTATCTTATAAATTCCTCCTTGATTTTTAAACTTACTAATTTTCAACCTTATCCTCTTTAATTGCAATATAGGAATTTACATCAGCCACATACATTACAGAATAAGTATCACCTTCCATCTCAAGTCCTGTGATTTCCTCCCATCGTTTTACAATCTTATCAGCTTTAGGAATATTTTCAATATCTACAAAATATTCAAAACCATCCGTGTTGCACATAATGATTTCAGCATCGCAATGATCAACTAGAGCGCCCATCAGCATACACAGAGAAAGCTGGCCACCAATTGTAATACTCATTGTGTAAGCAGGATCATACAGAGGACTAAATTCGTTGTTACTATCACCATACACGCCATTCAGAGCAAGCTTCAGTGCCTTGTTAGTTGCTGACTTTTTATCATGCTTTTTACGCTCATTATACAAATCCTTGTACACTTTACAGAATGTCATTCCAAGATGTTTAGGATAGACATTATTTGAAATTGCCATGTTTGGATAGTAACTAGCAACGTCTAGTGTACGAAGCTTTCTTTTCTCAGTAGACCTATGAGTTCCTTGCTTTGCACCATGGATACCACCAACACCAAAGTCATAACGAAAACCATTAATTACAACATTCAACGTTTCGGCAATATTGTAACACCAATGATAGGATTTCTTAGGAACTTTTACAACTCGTTGTTTCTCTTTTCCTTTGTCGTCAATGAAGGTTTCTTTTACAGAATTACCTTGTTCATCCTTTAGTGTTTCCATTGCTTTTAGTTCTGTAACCTCAAGCCAACCCATTGGGAATTTCTTTTTCATTTCCTCAATTTCAGAATCAGATGGTTGAGTTTTGAACTTTTCTTTCTTGATTTTCATCTCAGCGTATTTAGCAACATCCCCAAGATTGTGCTCAAGAATATCAGTGAAAACACCCTTTGTCTCAACAATTACTTGTTTCTTAAACCATTCGTGGATTGCTTCAAACTCTGGTCGATTCTTGGTGAAATCAATGTAATCAAATAGACAATCTTTAATAACGATTTTGTCTCGTTTGGTTTGATTAATTTTTCTACCAAACTTCCCATAGCTGTAACAACAACCCGGATTCTCTTTTTCAAGACGATCAATGAAAAGCTGTTTACCAATCTTTGTGTCATTGTAATTAGTACAATCAAACCCAAATTGTTTACCAAGCTCTTCACGAAGAATCAAAGCTTCTTTTGACTCATTGTAAAACTTCAAAGTTTCAAATACGTCTTTCTTGTTATATTTGAGAAGAATTGGAATCTCTTCTTCTTTAATTGCATATCCAACAGGGAATGGTAGGTCTTCAATCTCTTCAGAACGCATATTGAATTCTAACATCTTAAGAGACGTTGAACGGGCCTTGTTGTCAAAGTGATGAATTAAGAATAAATCAACTTGATCAATAACAACTTCTGAATCTTTGATTGGGTTGAAATTCTTATCACTTTTCTTTTGCTTATTGAAATATTCTTGAGCTACAGAGTAAATCTCTTTTGCTGTAAATACACACTCTTTCTTCATGAGTCGGCACTCCTTCGCCTTCTCAATCATGTAATGAAGGATAGTGTAATCAAAACTACGATTGTTAAAACCAACTAGGCGACGTTTCTTGCGAACACAATCACGAAGAAATTCTAGGAGTCCTTTACTATCATTCTTTCGATTACTAATTTCAAATTCAACAAAATTTTCACCATCTACATCAACCGCACACATCGTAATTACGGTTGGGTATGTTTCAAGGTCATAAATACAGTCTTTTGTCACGATTCCTCCAGATTAAAATTCAGGCTCCTCTTTTTGAGGATTCTTCTCTAACCAATCTCCAAGATCATAACACTTAACTGTGCTAAAATCATAGTACCATTTACCAGCACTACCAGTTTTACCGCCGCGACACTTAGGAAGATCAACTTCAGTGGTATTTTTATCTACGTTATCTTCAGCCAGTTTATCACGATTCAAGACAATATTGTAGTGAGCTGATTGTACAAAACTACCTGTTCCAAGGGCATCAAACTCCGTTACTTTGCGCATTTTACCGTCTGCGCTTTGTTGAGGTTTACGAGTATGTAGGACATTAATCATCGTTACACCATTCTTTGCCATATTGCGTTGGAAGTTCATGTGATCTTCTGAATATTGCTCATTGCTGCCTCGTAGTAAATCACTCAGAACATCAATAACAAACAGCTTACTATCATACTTTTTATATAGCATTTCAAGTTCAACTTCCATGTCTTTAATGCTACCAGCACGATCATCAATAATAAAGAACCGAGGTTCCCCGTTTTCCTTGTATGCTAGGTTTTTCTTAATTTGTTGACCTTCATCTGTTTTCAGAAAATCAATAATCTGTTCTGGAGACATTCTCCACATCAAGTTAGTCTCCATATAAATGGAGAGCATTTCTAACATGTACTGAGAAGCTGTAGCCTCAAGACTGACGATTGTTGGTGTAACTGGACTATTAAATACCCAATATTGTACCATACGATTCACATGGGTCGATTTCCCGCATGATGTGTCAGCAATAACGTTGGCAATTCGTCCTTGAATAATACCACCACCCATCATTTCCTGCATTTGATGCATATAGGGAGGAAGGGTGATTCGTGGCTTCATTAGTTCGTCTGGAATTTCTTCTAAACCTTCTGCTGCACTTTTTACACCCGGTGGAGTATATGGCTTAGAGGCCCAATAATCATTGATAAATTCAGATTCAAAATGAACTACCTTTTGTGCGTCTTTATCCCAAATATATGAATTTGGGTCTTTTCGACGCATTTTCATGATATGGACACGACCACGAGGAAGAACAGAAACAATAGATTCCATTGCCTCGTTACCAGCCTTATCGTTATCCATGCACACTACGATTTTCTTAAATCGATCAAAGAATTCATATTGAGCTTGAATTTGCTTATGTGCGCCTGTTTCCCCAATTGTTGGACTTACAACAGCGATGGGGTTGTATTGCTTATTCTTTTGGTAATCAGAAAGCATTTGAAAAGCTGCAAGCTGATCATGTTCACCCCCAACAATAACAACAGTATCAGAGAATGTGCTAAATTTGAATTGACCAAAAAGCTCACAATCTTTTCCGGTTTCACCGTAAGGGTTTGTGAATTCTTTTGGATGTTTACGAATTTTATAACCTGAAAGTTCTCCATTCTGTGTTACAGGGTAATAGGTAGAACTGACACTACCATCACTTTCTGAGTAGGTATAACGAACACCAAAAGGTTTACTAATATCAGAACGAATTCCCCGATAACCTTTAGTGTCTACTCCTGTCTCAGTCTTAATCTTCTCATTAACTTCTTTGTCAAAAGGTTTACCCAAAATATCCTCCAAATCTAATTTTGGTTTAAATGTTTCTTCATCATTTGTAATTTCTTTATAAATGTTAATTGCTTCTATAAAGGAACAGCCTTCCATGTTACGGATGAAATCAATGCTATCCCCACCAGTTGCACAAGTGCCCCAACAATAATAACTTTCTGTCTCATCATAAATTTGTAATGAGGGAGTCTTTTCGCCATGAATCAAACAACAACACTTACTTCCAGAAATCTCGGCTCCATAATGTTCCAAAACTTGACGAATGTAACTCATTTAATCCTCAACACAATCTACGAAATCTTGAAGAATAGAGATAGCTCGTTCAATTTCGTAAGTATTTACTTTAGCGTTATAACCTTCATCATAAGCTTTAGTCTTCTCTTCTTCTAGTGTTTGCTGATCAATACAATCAACCATAAGTTTATTAACAAACTCTGAAAGACAAACACCATTAGCATAAAGAAGTCCCTTATCAACATAATCCCTAAGCTCTTGTGCTGTTAGATGACGAATATTATCTTTTGCAATATCAATTGTGTAGGTCATTTATCTTTCTCCTCTTTAATGAATGGGCGTGAGTAAACCCACAGTTTACCACCATCATCTAGTTCTTGAATAACAATAGCAATCTGACTAATACCATTCTTAATGTCTTTATTCATTTGTCGTAGCATTGCAGCTTTTGTATCAAAAGTAGTTTCATTCATTTTTCTGATGCTCCTTTGCAAATAGTTTCCACAGCTCATCACGTTCTTTAGCTTCGTTTGCTGCTGTTTCAGACACCCAAATCAGTTGCTCTCGTGTTAAATTTTTAAAGATTAGCTCTAGAGCTTCTTTGTCATGATCTTTAATTGAATCGGTCATTATTCATCCTCCATAAGCTCTTTATATTCTTTAATAAAGATATTGAGCATATTTCGCAGAGCGTTTTCACCTGCTGATGTGAGTTGCACATTTGGGCCAGCTTCACGTCCAGCGGGATAATCTACTTCGCTATCTTCTGCTAGAATTTGTGCAGCATTTTCAATAAAGCTTTCAATAATTTCTTCAAGCTCGGTTTCTTTAAACCAATCCCTTAGACTTTCACCATAATAATCCCAATTATCCACTCCACCTGCTTCAAGAGCATTTAGCTTAGATTCAGCACGTTCTAGTTCTTTAAGTCGTTTTGCACTAATTTTAACGTCAGTCATTTAGAAAAGCTCCTCTTCATTATTATCTTTAGGTTCTTCATCCATATCTTTCTCAAGAAGATCGCGAACAGAATATGGAATCTTTTCTTTAGTTTCAAATTTCTCTGTAAATTCTTCTTTAGTATAGGCTGCTTTTACAAATACATCTCCCATTAGTTTCAAATCCCAAGAATTATTTGCGGTTCCTTCAAGTTCTAGGATAATGGAATCTGAGTAGTGATGTTGCGAGTATTGTCCGTTAAGAACGTATTCACCTTCGTGAACCCAAATACCTTCCCGCCCACCATTTACAATCTCACCTACTTTGTAAACAAAGCTATTCTTGTAGTGAGAGACAAGAGAGCCATCTTCAAGCTTTTTAACATTCTTGAAATATTTACCTTCGGGATTTTCTTTGTGTTTAGTTTCAGGTTCAAAGAAATGACGAACTGGCTTATACAGATCATTCAGAGATTCTGGAGCTTTAAACTTATATTCATTCTCAGGAGAAAGCTTATCAAAACATTCCATTGCTTTGTCTAGGGAGAATTCCTCATTAACTGGAAACACTTCTTTCATATCAAGGCCGTACATCCCAGCCACTTCCTCTGTTAGCTTTTCCCAGCTATCAATTTCTTTCTTGTTCACAGCCAGAAGAATACGCAGCATTTGTGGGCGAGAAATATTATACCCTTTTTCCACATACTTTGCAACCCTCAGAGCAGAAATCAGAGGATATGCTGTGCCTTCGTTGAAGCTTAGATAGCGTTGTGAGTTGTGCTTTAGGAAGTCTTTGTGAAGCACAAATTGGGATTTGTCTTTAACTCGATCAAAGCCTTCACGGAATTCTAAAGCGCCCATATTCACAGTGAAATCATAATCTGCGAACACTTCATTTACATCTTTAAAGAATTTATAAATAATTAGCTGAACGTCTTGACCTGTAACTTTATCCTTAAGAAGAATAGAACGATCAGTCATGTTATTTGCAATTAAACGGAAAGTGTAATCCCCTTCATAAATGTCGTAGCAGAATTGCAGGTATGAAAGTGGATTTCGAAAATAAACGTCCAAGTCATTTACTTCACGATTACAAAATACAGAAGTAATAGCACCACCAGCAATAATCACATCATGCTTTTCAAATAGTTCCCAAACATCTTTACTAACTAGTTTTTGTAGCTTACGTAGTTCATTTTGATATTGCATTATTAATTCTCCATTTCAAATTTAATGTGATCACGAACAACTTCTACCCACATAGCTTCATTAATTCTACCATCAGCACGAAGGTCTTATAGATAGTCATTAACCAGCTCTAGGGCCTTCTCTAAGCCCGGATTGAGATATCCCTTAGCCTCTCCATTGTCCAAGTCAAAAGCTGCTTCACGAAGCTTATAGGCCAGCTCTCGTTGCTCTTCTTCAGTGAGAAAGCCTGTGTCAAAATAAGAATTTCCAAAAGCAACACGCAAACCTCTGTACCCTTTAAATCGATTTACAGAAAAGTCCATTATCGAACCTCCAAATGAGCTTCTAGTGGAATAAACACTGCACCATCAGGATAACCTTCTTCTAGATATACACAACCACTTTCAAGGTTTACATTCTTATCATCAGTTGCAATAATATAAGTTCCGTGATAAACATCCACGTAAACACTTCCTGCAATAAGATTCCTATAACTTACTTCTTGTTTCTCATTTTGTCGATCTGTTATTTTCATCATCTTCTCCTTTAAACATTAATTCGCATACAGTGAGGATAATTGCTGTAATAACAATAGCAACAATTCCTCCAATAATCAATTGTTCCCACAAACCAGAGAGAAGCATTTATTTCTTCTCTTCATGTTTCAAGCCAATCATAAACCCTACACGAATTGCATTCTCAATTGCAAGCTCTACTTCGCACATACGATAGTTATATTGAATTTTACTAACAATAATTTCTTTCTGAGTTTTTATTTCTTTTTCAAATTCTTCAAAAGTCATTATTTGTTCTCCTGTTTTTCTGGAATTGCAATTAGAACACATTTCTGTGAACGTGGCAAATCTTTTTGGCATTCTGTGATTTTAGATTCTTGTTCTTTGAGATATTCAAAGATTCCAGTAGAATTGACTGCAAGGGCCATGCACACCATAGCTACTATAGCTCCTGCAACAAGACCAAATGCCCAGCTTTGAATAGAATTCATCAGTCAATCCCTCCAATAGACAAATCATTTAACACAAATTCTTCTTCATACCAGAGGTCTTCAGGAATAGAATAATATACTTCAAGCACCTGTCGGCTGATATTGGTTAGCCCGCAATATAGGCGATTCTCATAAGCAGCTTGAATGATTTCGCTAGTACAGAGATTTGGAGAGTCAATTTGACATATGTTCATTTACTTTCCTCCCTTAAGGATGTTAATAGCCGATTTAAGGTTTACAATAGGGGCACTCCATTCGTCAAGACCATAGAGACTTTCTCCATCATAACGACATTTAACAAGACTATCACAAATATCATTTAGACGCCAGATCACATCATCAACAAGCTCTTCTACTTCATCTGCCCGATAAGCCCTGACAGTTTGTTTGTAACCATACTCATCCTCACCATCATCATAAAATTCTTCTTCAAGTTTCATTATTCTTTCTCCTTATTAGCTTGAGCTAGCTTTCTAATTTCTTCCATTCGTTCCAACAAATCATTTGGAATTGGCTCAATGTAACCATCATTGAGTTCCTTGTCAAGAAGCTCTATAAATTTTTCTTCAATGATAGAAGGCTTATTGCTTTTATGCATGTCACCAGCTACAGGATTTTTCATTTTAATTCCAAAATCTTTTCTACTTTACGGGCAAGCTTGAGGTCTAGGCCATGATTTTGTGTAGCATAATCGTAAACATCTTTTAGAAGAATTTCAAGATGCTCTGCA